AATTAATAAGTTCCATGCTCGTACCCTCCCTTTTAAAATACATCTGTTATTTTGTATATAGTTTCATGATATTCATTTTCGTTTGATACCACCTCTATAGTAATAGAAATATTTTCGTCATATACTTCCAACGTTTGCGCGCTGGAATATGGTATATCCCTAAAATCGCCGGTTTCTACAGCATAATCTAAATAATCTGGACTGTTTCCGTTCTCGTCCAAATATTCTGAATCGAAAGAACAGATTAAATTTTCATAAAAGTTTTTCTCTGTTTCCCATTCGCCGATTAAATTTCTTAAATTTTCGCGGAAGCGTTCTTCCGCCTGCTCTAATGTATACATAATATACCCCTTTCCGGGTTTTCACCCTTGTTTTTTGTTTTATTATATCCGAAATTCGGATAAAAGCAAGCCGGGGAATTGAACCCCGGTAAAAGTCTTTCTTTCTTGCTGTTATGCTAAAATCTGTCTTGCTGTACAATAAACATAATATCTGTTGTGGCTATGCGTAAGCCAATTTCCTGCTTTCATTACTGCATTATAACTATTAGGATATTTCAGCCGAAAAACTGTTAAATAGTCGTTCATTTCCTCGTCTGTTGATTCAAGACATTTGATAGCGTCCTCAATAGTAGCTTTATTGTCATTTCGCCCGATTGTGCCGGAAAATGTTTCAATTTTCCACATTCCTTTTCTTTTTAGAAGATTTTCCAATTTCTCAAGTAATTCTCTTTTTGTCATATTTACCACCTTTTAACCTCTCTTATTATTTAATTGAAATAATAAAATCCCTCTATAGCTGTTCTTGTTGTGCCTTTTTCGCAAATCGTTGCAAGATGTGAAAAATAATCAAGACATAAGCCGTATTTTTCAAAATCTGCGTTGAGTTTTTTGCTTCTCCTGTCTGTACTTTTTGAAAGTTCTTTTGTGCTTATTGCGTTGCATGTCCTTTTGTCGTTTTCCAAATATGAAAGTCTTTCCAAATCTGCGTTGAGCCTGTAGAAGCGGTTCATTAAGTGCTTTAATTCAGAATATTTAATTTCATATTTTTCTGCTGCGCTGTTAATTTCTCTTTCTCTCTTTTCTGCGATTGTTAAATTTCTCATAGTCTTGTACCTTTTCGCCAACTGTGCTATAATAGGCTTACCTTTCTTTTTTGATTGGTGGCGGTTCGTTTTTCTTGTTTGTGGGCGAACCGCCTTTTTTATTTTGTTCTTTGTCTTTCGACATTGTTATAATAACACATCTTTTTACTAATTGCAATAGATAATTGCATAAATATTTTAAAATAATTGCAATTTATAATTGCTTTATGCACTAAAATTTGTTTGACATATTGCAATATATATTGTATTATAGTATTGCGATTTATAATTGCATAAATATATTAAAAAGGAAGATACAAAAATGAAAACAGATAAGGAAATAGCCGAAAAAGCAAGAGAGCGCGCAAAAAAGCAAAACGAAGCCGCAAAAAATAATTGGGATTGCATTAGTTGCAGGCTTCCCAAAGGCACAAAAGACCGTATACAAGCACTAGGCTATACTGTAAATGGTTTTTTAAATATCATTGTATTGGCAGAACTGCAAAAGTTAGAAGCAGAAGCACCGCAGACGGCACAGCCGGAAGCCGCAAAAGAAGAACAGCCGGAGCAGGCACAGCCAAAAGCAGACGCGCCGGAAGATGTCGAAGAATTAAATAACTGGCTGCACCAAATACAGCAGGAGAACGAGCAAAAGCGATTGCAAGAGGTCGCACGGCGGCAAGCAAATGTAGAAGCAGAAAACGGCTATGATTAATAAAATAGTTGCCGTTTAAAAAATTAAGCTATATAATCTATACAGAGCGGAACACGAACCGCCCGACAATTTAATATAGCACGTAAAAAAAAGAGAACCGCGCCCCCTCGGCGGTTCTCTTTTTTGCTTCTTTTTTATTCTTCGGAGTTTCCCCAGCCGGAAAGCGTGCACGGATTCCCGTTGCCGTCTTCCCATCCGCCCGTTATCGGGTCAATGCCACTGTTTAATTCAGCGGTGCAATTTTTATAGTCCGCGTAATCTCCGCAAACTATATATCCCAAAAAATCCCCGTCTAAATTTACAGAGAACACCGCCGAGCCGTCCCCCTCTACCGTTATGCCGTTTTTAAATTCCCAATATTCCATATTTTTATACCCTTGCGGCAGTATTGCCGCCCTTTCTTTTTTGATAATAGTATTATCGCACCCACCTAATATTTTGTCAAGGAAATTTTATCTAAAAATAGAATAATTTTATTGACTTTTTACTATATATAATGTACAATTTTTAACATATTAAAAGGAAAGGAGCACGCAAAATGATAAAATACAAAATAGACGTATTCGAGTTGTTAAAAGAGCGTGGATATAATCAAGCCCGAATCCAAAAAAATGGTCTTTTATCAGGGCAGACAATACAAAATATTAAGGCAGGCAAAAGCATTACACTAGAAACGTTAAACCGCATTTGCATAATGTGCCGTTGCCAGCCGTCCGACATAATAGAGGTTGTGCCGACAGACGCGGAAAAAATAAAATTTTTCTAGCAAAAGCACTTGACAATATTCTAAAATTAGAATATAATAAAGACAGTTAAAGCGATAGTACTTAACAAAAAGTCAATATAATTCAATACGGAGGTAATGAAGGTAATGAACATGGGAAAAAGAATTGAAGACCCGGACAGCTGGGACGGACACGAAGTAGAAACACTGCTTGCCTGCGACGGAACAAAGGAACTGGCAGCAGTTACGACTGTGAAAGCAGAGGGAAAGCCAGAAGCATTTTACAGAGTAAAGGAAGCAGGACAGAAAAACGCAGCAGAATTTAAAAGCTGGCTTGAAGCGGTAGACTATTATAATTGCATTGAAGAAGAAAAGCGCCCAGAAGCACCAGACACCGGGATTGCAAAAGTAGAGATAATTTAGCCGGGTACATAATGCCCGGCTGTTTTTATTTTTAACAATTAAATTATAATTATAATAATTAATCTGTAAGAAGTCAATAAAATATACAATTTATAGAAAAGAATGAAAATAATTAAAATTTATTTGAAAAAAGTATTGACAAATGCTTTTTGGTCTGTTATAATTAATCAAGTCAGTTGGTGAGTAGAGAACTCACTGAAAGACAGATTGAATTATGC